CTGGATTATTTTTAAAAATTAGCTCTTTGTTATCTTCAAATTGCTGTTTGGCTTTATCTAGTTGGTTTGTTTGCAAATAAGAACCAATAGAAGTTGATATCAGATTAGTTTTAACCCTATCGTTTTCCCGGTAAATGTCTTCTTGCGTATATCCCAATTGTTTATAAATTACGTTGTTTTTAGTAACAATGCTGTTTACCTCATCATTTAGTTTACCGGGATCATTGGCAACAATAGCGGCGCTCGTGGCAGCGGAATCATTAAGGGTATTAACCTTACTCTTGTTTGTTTCTTGACGCTCGTATTTAGCCATATAATCTAAATTACCGTTGTGAAATGAATCTGCCATTTGGCCGAATACAACTTTTTGTCGTTCTCCAGGTAATGATTCCAGGTATTTATTTTTAACTTTTGCAGCTTCAGCGTCAAAGTCTTTGGTAACATCGTAAGCGGCGGAAAGCTTTCTATTTTCGTATTTCATCCGCAAACTTGATATTTCTTTCTTGTATGCAGTTTCGGAAGCTATAACCTGTTCGGTATCTTTTTGTTCTTGACGTTCTAAAACTCTTTGCTGTACCAATTGCCCTAATTTCTGAGCCACATTACCTAATTGCTGATTAGCTTTGTTTGCTTGAGTTCCAAAAGCGGCAGGAGAAGGAGCGGTCGGTTGAACTATATTTTGATTAACTTGTCTTTGATAAACGGGAACTTGCATTTATATCAACCCCCTTGTTGTTTGCGCTTGTACCAATAATCAGCAACTTGCCCGGCCGTTCCTAATAAAGTGGCGTATCCTTTTGCCCTTCCAGCTCGTGCCGCATATTTACCGGAAACCCGGCTAAACAAAGCTTGGTTTTGCAAATCGATAACTTGACTACTTGCATTCTGTTTGATTGCCAATTCATCAAGTTTCATTTTGGTAGTTGTATCCATAAGTAAGTCTTCCAAGGCTTGGCCGGTCATCCCAGAAGCTGCGGACGCCGCGGTTTGGCTAGCCTTAAAAACTTTGCCCTCTTTATTAAGAGCTGCAATATCTCGTGAAGCGGCTTGCTGGATATTACTTGCTTGTCGCTCGGTTATTTGCGCTAAAGTATTATAATAAGCTTGTTCGGCTTGGCCTTCTTGGACGGCTTGACTTGCACTATAAATTCCTCCGCCAATATTTAAAGCAAGTCCGATGTTTTCGATGTTTTCTTGTTTTAAAAAATTTTGTCCCATGCTAATTCCTCCTTAAAAACCTGATTGCCATGTTCCGCAATTAGGGCAAAAGTAGCCGTCCGGCGTAACATAAAATAAATCATTTCCGCAGTTACAAGTCCATTTCACAAAATGTTCCGGTTCAAAGTGATATATGAAACGGCCTTTCATACAGCGACATTTAGGGCACTCTAGCCATTCTGTGCCGGTTGGCACAATCGCTATCCATTCATATTTGCAATCAAAACATCGGGCTTCTCCTGATGAATGCGGCGTTTTTTCTTCCTTGACTGATTGAAAATCAATAATTTTGCTCATTGGTTTTTCCTCTTTATCACCGCATAATGAAACGGAACCTTATCAACTCCATGTGGTTCTGCTTCTCCAATCTCAAATCCACACCATTTGAGCCATTTAACGCTATCGGTATATCTTGAATCGACATAATTTTCCAATACCGGATATAGATTAAGAAACATGCCGATAACCTTTTTGCTGTATTTGGAGAACGATAACTTCATGTTAGATACTTCATTGGATGTTAAAAGCCAAATAATTGCCCGGTCACTTATTAATGACCTAGGTCTAATTCCAAACATACCAACAATTTTTCCTTTCCAAAGCACAGTTAAAGCTATTTCTGATTTTTCATACGAGTGTTGTAAAGCTTCTCTTGGAGTGCTGTGAGATTGTGCCCAAACTTCTTCTTTGTCGGACTTGCGCATAGTATAAGAAAGGGATTCAATATCACTTTGAACCGAATCCCTGATTTCAAAATTGCCTTTTTTAAACATATTAATTGCCATATTCCACCTCTATTATTGCTGCTAATATCGTCATTGGAAGAGGGTCAATCTGTCTTACAAAAAAAGTGTTTTCCGCCGAATAAACCGCTCGCATCGTTAACTCTTTATCGCCTGTATAAAGCGGAATTGGGCTTCCCATTGGTTCATTAGAGCGAAACACCATTTCATCTAAATGATTTTCGTCAGGCCCATGCCATCCACCGAGAGAATTTTCAAAGCGCAAAATTAATTTTGAAATATGTTTGCGTCTTCCTTGTGATGTACCGTTATTAAGCTGTATTTCGATGTTTAACGGCTGTAAATCGCACACGTAAGGTAATCCGACATGCGCCAATGAAACCGGGTTAGAAAGCGTTATTTGACCGCTTGAAACAATTGGCCCGTCGCTGTAATTGCCATATACAAAACCATCACCCAAAACAGCCACTTTAAGTCCTTCCAAATGAGTCAAGCCTGTTAACGTCGCCGTTGCTGCTCCGGAATAAGTCAAAGCGCAATCCATACAAATTTGATCTTCTGTATCTGTTGATTCCATGCGATTAACCATACGTTCTACAAAACGTTGATCACCTCGTTTAACGACAAACCACACTTCGTCATAGCCGTCACCTGGTATAACGGCAACGCTTTCAAACTCTCCTTGCGTTTCGTGCCAATGCCATGCCAACACTTGTTGTTCTCGTAGGTAAGTCATGCCCAACAGAATCCCATCGTCACGAACCATCCAAACAATACTATCGGGATCTTGTTGATAAACCATTTCAATAATTTGGTATCCTCTTGTTAAATGATTTGCCATGATTGAAAGAATATTTCCAGTGTAATTATCACTATCAAGCGAATAACCCAAATCTCTGATAACAGATCCTTGAGGCTGAATATAAATTATTCTATCATTAATTTCAGCGGGAGTTACATCGTTACTTCCTCCAGTTCCTTGTTTGATCGTTCTTGTGTTAGTTGGAGTAAATGCTCCTTTTGTTCCGCCCGGACCGACAACCCAATTCGAATCTGATGTTAAAGCAATAATTTCGTCAAGACTTATTATGTTTCTAACTCTGTTGACTTTCCTTGAAGGTAATGGAGCCAATATCCTATCCGTGTCCAAGAGCGGAAATGATACACCAAAATTAATATAGTCTCCAATTTGGCTTCCCCAAATTATCTGTGGTTCGTTGTCTGTAGCACCAAAGCAAAGCCTTTCCTGATAAAATTCAACACAAGACGGCCATCCCTTGACATCCGACCATGAACATTCTGCCCATATATCTGTAGCTGCTGTTCCGCCCAAAGTAGTTACAACCGTTGCCGTCGCCGTTCTAGCATCTGTTACTGTTGCAATTTTTACTATCCCGGAGTGTTCGTAAGAGTCAATAAAAAAATCATACGAAAGGCTTCCAGAACCCCAACTATAGACATTAACTCTTAATTGGCAATTCTCGTTTTCTGTTCCCGATGCAGTTACATTATAATCATTAACACCTGAATATCCTTGTATTTTAATCCACGTAGAACCATTATCTAATGATTTTTCTATATTAAATTTAGCGTTCCAAATTCCGTGAGTAATAAAACGCCATGTTATTGGCGTTAAATCATTTGCTATTATTGGAATTGCTTGATCGCAAATTAAATTGTATGTTATATCATAATTAAACCATTCGGGAGGATCTCCTGAATAATAACCGGAAATACTTGTACAATTTAACCTCAATAATGTTTCTACATCAGTCGTTCCCGTAGCTGTTGTATTGCTCGTGTAGGTGAAAAGGTCATTCCACGTGTTACCATTATCGATAGATTTTTGTAATTTTACCACACCCCAACCGGACGCCGACAAAGAAAGGTTCCATGTTCCAAGGCAGGTTATTACCGCTGTAATTCCTTGACTTGTAAAAGTTCCTGATAACGTTTGTCTTGAACCAATCCCGGTTCTCGTACTTGATAAAGTTTTGCTTTCGACATCATGAACTATTTTAAATAATGATCCGACATGCCCGGATTCGAATATATCAAAATCAGAAGTTAAATTGATTGTGCCGGTAGTTGCTGATGGTGTAATATTTTTAGCTGAATCAGAATTGTCTGATTGAAAAGGCCCGTTTTTAAAGTCAAATAAAGATAAAACCCAGTTGTCGTGGGCGTATCTGGTTAAAGTTCTTGGCGCATATTTAGGATGCACTAGATATAAAACATCTGCTGATTGGGTGTATTTTATTAATGGCAAATCCGCTGCCAAATAAGGCGAAGATATCTCGTAAGGTACGGACGAACTGATAATTTGACCGCCATCTTTATAAAACCTAATATATTGATTCCCAAATTCGATTATATAAGCTTGTTCGGTAGAAAATTCAAATGGAATAACTCTTGCAACTCCGTCACTTTTAGTATTAGCTATATATTGCGTTCCTGGTCTAGTTGACGCTCCGCCGTGACTATGCACTATAAAATTTTTTAGCTTTTTACAGGATATATTATATTTTTCAAGGTCAACCCTGCCGTACATTGACGGCGCTAATTCTCCACCTGCCCAAGAAGGTAATATTACTTTCATTTATGTCACCTACATTCATAAAAGGGTGAATTTTTTGTGATATCGGGTTTTTTGTAATTGCGAAGATTGTTATTGCGTTTCGCGGTGTCAATAGCGGCTATATAAAGTTGTATCATGTCTTTTTTGAGGTTGTCGCTGCCGGTCAAAGGTTTTGCTAACTTTGCGGCTAAATTGTATTTTAACGCTTCTACAAAAGAATTATCAAATAAAGTAGTATCAATGATATCAGAAGTATATTCCAAATAAGCATCCGGGATATTTGCAACTATAATCAATTGACTTCCTTCACTAGAATGCATAACATCAAAATCTTGTGATTCGTCTGAAGATTCGGAAAACAATTTTCTTGGAGTAATGCAATCCGAAGGATAAACATAGGCGTATAACCAATTTACCACAGAATCATTGGATGACTCAGAAAGAGCAAATATTTTTTTAGCAAAAGACCAATTGTAATCAGTTAATACAGTTCTGCGTGTAGTATCCCAAAATAATCTACATTTTCTTCCTGGTTCGGAATCTTCTCCGAATAAAGTAATGGTATCCACTGATAACTCAGATAAAGCCAAGTTACAAATTTCTGTTTTGTCTGCCATAATTTATTCCTCCTCATAAAAGGAAAAGGCGGGTTTTAGGCCCGCCGTTTGTTATACTTTCGTTTCTTAATTATTTCTTTTTCTTTGGCATCTGCTGTTTCATCATTTGGCTTTTGCTCTGTTTTTGTTTCTTTGGCAACTTTTTCACCTACCAATTCAAAATGTTTATTTGGTAACGATTTAGCTTCAACCGTTTCTCCGGTTTTCCAATATTTATTAAGATAACCAAAGCTGTTCCTAATCGCTTTATAGGTATTCATTACGACAGCCTCGGCGCTCCGGTGAGGTAGGCGTCAACTTTTCCAGCGGTAAACGCTTCAGTCCCGTTATCGTAATAAACCCGGATATATCTATCCAAGCCTTCCGGAAGACGCATTTGCACCAACATTTTTCCCGCTACCAAATCCGCCTGCTCATAAGTAAGAGAAGTGTATAAATCAGTAGCAGGAGAATCAAATGTACTTGCAGAATCGGTTTGAAGCTTAACGATTAAAGTTCCGGCATCTCCGGCAGAATCGAAAATGGTATTAACGACAACTTCCAACCACTGTTCATCATAAGCGCGACCGGCAACTTGCGTATCGATGTAATTAGTACTAGCCGCATCTACAGTGATTGCTTGTGCATCACTAAATCTTTCTTGATAATCAATCATTTTTCTTCCTCCTTTTCGTTTGCTTGTTCTTCAAGAACAGCAAGACTTTGCAACAACGAATTTTTTCTCGCTGTCTCTAATTCGATATTTTTAATACAATCAAAAATAGCCGCTTTAGTAGCGACTATGTTACCTAATAATTCATTACTCATAAAATCCTCCTTAATCAACTCTTAAACATTCAATGTAAATTCGGCAATCTAATAATCCAGCACCATCCGGAACAATCGACAAACTTCCATTCGCGGCAATCTCCCACGCGGAATCGTCATAATCTGTTGGTTCGTCATAGTCTTGATCGTTCGCTGCCACTGTTACAGCATTAGTAATATCCGTGCCTACTCCTAATGCTCCGTTGTTTAATTTCCAACTCCCTCCGTCCGCGCTTGTTGCAATGCTATAGGCGTGTTTGACTATAAATTTAAATGGCGCATTTGAACTAAATACATCAACGGCTGCCGCTTCATTGCTAAGGTCAAATGTGATGGTAAACGGAATACCTATAGTTGAAAGTCCAGGAGTAATTGGATCTAATTCGCTTGCGTTTACATTGCTTAATATATTTCCTGTTCCGTTGCAGTCAAACGTTTTGTTGGTTAATGTATCCGTGGTGTCGCGCCCTACGACGGTATGAACTGCGTCTTGAAATGTAATCGCATTACCGCCAGAACTATAAACAAATCCAGCCGCCACATTACCCGATAACGTTTTATTTGTAAGTGTGTCGGTGGTGTCTCTACCAACCAATGTTTGAGTAGCATCTTGAACGGTTATCAAGTGAGTTTTACCGGCATCGGAGTAAAATGTCGCAACAACCGGAGCGGTTAAGGTTTTATTAGTTAAAGTTTCGGTTCCTGTCAACGTTGCCAAGGTTCCGGTGGTCGGCAAAGTCAATGTAGTGTTGCCAGTGGTTGTTAATCCAATGGTGTGTGCCCCGGTCTGAGTCCAAGAACCGGCAATGGTCAAATCGCCGCCCAGGTCAATGGTTCGATCCGTATCATTGACTTTAATATTAAGAGTTTTAGCACCGGTTAAAGTCTCGTTGATTTTTAAATTAAGTGTATTAGCATCACCGCCTTGTAATAATAATCCGGTTTGAGAAAAAGTCTGTGCTGCACTAAAAGTTTGTGCCTGATCAATAAAAGCAAAGGTTCTGCTGCCTCCGACAGCCGGAATTGTCAAAGTATAAGCACCACCGGCCGTGCCGAACGCAATAGTATAATCATTCGCTCCGGCTTCGGCTGTTACCGAATTAGCTAAAGCCGAAGAAACCCCTACGGAAGGAGTTCCCCAATAAGGATTGCTTCCCGGTCCGGAGGTAATTAAAGCTTGTCCAGAGGAACCAGCGGCCAAGCCTACCCAGTTAGTAGCATTGCGATAAAGAATGTCGCCTTGTGCTTCACTGGAAATGGTTAGATCTACAACTTGACCGCTAGTGTTAACGTCGCCACTTGCCGCTAGTTTAGACCACGCAATTGCCGCTGCGGAATTAATATCATCATTAACAATCGAGTTAGACGCTATAGCAAAAGTAGCAGTAGTTCCGGTTGCGGTCATCGTAACATCTCCGGCAACGCTGCAAACAGTTGGGACGTTTCCAACCCCGGCCAAAATATGGTTCGTAGTCAATTGAGCTAATTTACTATACGCAATTGCGGCATTAGCCGCCACGCTTGCGTTTATAACACTTAAAGCCGATGGAGTTCCAATGCTAACCATTTTAGAGTTAACTCCATCATGGTCATGACCGGTAGTAATATCAAAAACAGAATTTAGTTTTTGTCTTTGACTTCCCACAAATTGAGTGAAATCATATGACATTGTTCAAACCTCCTTAAGATACAACTGATTCCGCATCTGAAAGTCTGTCAACGCGGCAAACCGGAATACCCATAAAAGATAATTTTTTACGAACAATGCTTCCTGCGGTGGTAAAATCTTCCATGTTAAGCCATAAATTACCTTTTTCAAGTAATTTTACTTTTAATGCAGTATGAACATGATTTCTAGCAAAAAACGCCAATTTAACCGGCAAGTCCGGAGGAATTCGGTCGATTGCTTGAATCATAAGTTTAATTAAATTACAACTGGTGTCGGTATTATCTCCTGCGGTTCCTAAATCAGATTTATCAATATTTGCAATACGAACCGCATAGCGCCAATCCTTAACCGCAAAACCACAATACCAGGTAAAGTAAGATTTAACTACTTCGCGCATTTTGCTGTTTTCCTCTTTGGTGTCTCTTCCAAGGTCTTCAATTTTCAAACCAGGTTTAGTGCCTTTTGGATAAATACCATACATGGTTTCCGGACTAAATCCTATTAACCACACACTGGTATTATCTTCACCTGAACCGCCTCCGCTTAAAACGTTATATCCGATATTTGTTTCAACTGAGCTAATAGCGGAATATCTGGGAGAGAGACCATGAGGCTTTTTTGCATTCAAACTATGATTAGCATAAAAAAACGCTTCTGCCATGTCTTTAGATAAACCGGATATGAATGCCTTTTCCTCGGAAAAACGAAACATTTCATCGAAATTATTTAGCTTTAACATTTCGTAATCGATTTCGGAATAACGTCCAAGCATTCCGCAAACCTCAGTCTGTTGAGTGGTTGTGCTTTTTCCAGTGGTAAAACCTTCATTATACTGGAACCATTCACCGGAAGGTTCGGAAGTTCTCACGGTAATTAATTCCGATTGAGTTTGATTGGCCGCCTTCCACGGCAAGAATTCAAGAACTTCATTTGTTTCAGTTAACAACTCGGCAATTTTAGAATCAATATTTCCATTCGGATCCAATCTACGTTGAATATCAAGTAACGTTACGGCATCCCCTAATTCAGACATTTTTTATTCCTCCTTAAATTTAAGTAAAATAAAAACGCTATTTAAGCGTTTTTTTGAATTCTTTCATTGATGGGTATAAATCATCGAGAAAGTCTTTTTTGTTTCCGCTTCCCGGCCTTCCGTTTGGCGGAATATCTTCACTGATTGTTTCTTCAATTTTAATCATTGCGCGAATTAATGCGGGATTATTGCCAAAACCGGATTCGTCAAATAATTTTTTTAAATCATCGTCAAAAAACCGATCACGCACTTTTGCGGCACGAGCTAATTTCTTTTTATAATCCGCTCCAAGCTCTTTAATGGTCTCGTTTTCCCATTCACTGACTTGTTTAGTCCAATTGTCTTGTATTGTTTTTACCATCGTCTGTACTGCTTCGGTTTGGACTCCCACAAGCTTCTGTGCCTGCTCTTTGGTAAGGTTTAGCTCTTTAAAAAGACCTTTAGCTTTATCCATGAGTTCCGGGACAATTTCAACCCCTTCTCCCATTTCAAAGTCGCCGTAGTCTTCGGGAGCGCCTTCGGGCTTTTCTTCGGGGTTTTCCTCGACTCCTTCCGTGTTTTCCGGTTCTTTGACCTCCGCAGTCGCGCTATTGATTAACGTTTGTTTTTCTGTTGATTTCTCTTCGGTCTCAGGAGTTTCAATGTTATTTTGTGCTCCATCAACTTTGATTTCGTCTTCCATCGTTAATCATCTCCTTTCTGTTTGTTGGTTAATTTTTCGAGTTCATTTTTAAACAACTCTTCCTCTTCTTGCTGCATTACATCTAATATTGCATGTCCTCCGCCTGCCGTTGTGGCATCGTTATGAACCGCTCCACCAATATACTGCAATCCTTCGCGATAAAAGGCTTCCGAATTGCCAATAAACCCGTGAGAATAAAAACGGGCTCTGCGGATTAATCTCCACAAAACCCTTCTACCTTCCGGCGTTTTTAATACCGCTCGGTAATCGTCAATGTTTTTTTGATATAATTCCCACAGTAATTTAACTTTGTCATCCGATAAAGACTTGCCACTTTTTTCCGCTGCCTCCGACAATTCCAGCAATCCAATATAATCATTAATAATCATCACATACCCCCGGGAGCATTTAGGAGTGCAGTCAAAGCGTTATTGCCGCCCGTGTCGGTCTCGCTCAATACCTTGGCCCCTTGCACCATCGCGGCGGCTTGCTCCATTTGTTGCTGTTGCTGTATGGCTTGATTGCGGGCTTGTCTTAGTTCGGCAATTTGTTCTTTAGATCGTAAACAATTGGCTGGGAAATTAACCTTGTCGCCATAATCAGCTAGCGTTTCGTCAAAGTCAATACCGTCAAGAACTTCTTGGTTAGCTGCTGCCAATCCACCCGCAAATGCAACAAACTGTTCTATATTTGCAGTTCCTACCATCTTTTGAGCTTGTGCAAGAATGGATGTAAACTCAATCTTTAATTCCTGGCCTTCGAGTTCTTTTGGTGGAGGTGGGATCGCGTTGTTTTCCAATGCGATTTCATAGGCCATCTCAATGCAAGGATCCAAGTGTTCTTCTTCTTCGCTATCTAAAATCGGACCTAAAACCATTAATTTTTCCTCATGACGTTCTGCGACTTCTCGCGCAGTCATTTGTGGCCTGTTTATGCTATTAAGCATTTTAAACAAATCAACGAAGAAAAACTCTGCAATCTTTTGTTGTTTGGCTAAAATTGCATTGTCTAGGTTTTGTAAACCTTGCAAAAAATTGTTGTCATATAATGAGCTAATCCCAGCTCTATCGTTTGAGCGTATAAAGTTTGCCGCTCCCGGAAGAGAATTTAAAACTCCACCCGATATATCGCCGATTATTTGCATCGGCGGATCCGCCGCTCTTGCAATTCCGTGTAGTTGATATTTGTTAAACTCTTGAAGAGTCTTACTATCTCCAAGGCTTCTCCATCCGGGCGAACCCCTACCATAAGCTTCTGCCGTCGTTCTGGTCTTCCATCGCGGCACCATATACGGAAATCTGTTATATCCCGAATAACGAAGTATTTTATCCAAATCACTGCCGTCTTCCCAATACACAGAACGAAAGGCCATATTGGCCGAATCTTTTTTGAATGGTTGTCGTCCGTCGTTTGGTTCAACCAACTGACAAACCTTGATGTACTCTGAAAGATTATTGTTATCATAAAGTTTTTTAACATTGTTACTTACATTGTTTAAACCAAAACTAGCAATTACATTAGCTACTGTCATATTGATATATCTGCAAATAGTATCTACTTTTCCGTATTGGTTGACATCGGCAAAATACTCTCCGATGGTGTGGCTTTCCGACCTAATCACATTTTCATAGTCGTAGTAAACGGCCATACAACCGGTTCCAAACACACCATTTTCCAGATAAACGTTATAAAAGTCTCGATAAATGTTTGAGGCCTCGAATATACCCATGAGAATATTTCTGACCTTTTCAAACCATTCTCTGGCCGGTTTCCACTTCGCCAGGTCATCATCAATTGTTGTTACCTCAAACCATTGTGACGCTTTGGAAGTCATTCCCGACTGCATTCCCGAAGCAAATATTGTGGCGTAATTGGCCGGTCTACCATCTAGCATTGTTTTGTAATCAATCTCTATATTTTGATTTGGGTTATCATCATCAAAAAACCCGCCTTCCGGTAATATCAATTTCGATATATCCCGAAACACGGGTTTCCAGATTGTATATTTATTTTTGATATCGTCAAATCGTCTTTGGTAAGGTGTCCTTGACATATCCATTTAACCACCTCATTGCCCTAACAAAGTCTTTTTACCTGTACTAGTAGTACCTAATACCGGCTTATTTATATTTGCTCTCGAAGTTACTCCTGTGCCGCCTGTTTTCATCGTTGCGGCTAAACCTTGTTTTAGTTTTTGTTTGCGCCTTTCCTCCTGCTTGGCTGTAGTGATATCTTTTGCCGCTGTTGGTGTTACTGTTGGTTCCACCTTAATTTCTGGAGTTGTAGGTTTTGGAGTCATGGCGCTCGAAGCTGCCGCTCCCGCTGCCGCACCTAATACTGCCTGACCCGCTTGTGATTTAAAAAGCCATGTTCCAATTGCTTTCATCCCTCCGACAAATGCCGAACCCATATCATCACCCCCATAAATCAATTTCGTGTACTGCAAATTTTAAATTACCTTTAGAAAAAGGATTCTTGTTTTTCTTTTGAATATTAAATGCAAAAGTTTGGGCCAAACAATCACCCTTGTTAGGGCTTGGAATCCCCCGTGCTTTCATATCTTTTTTAGCCTCAAGCTGGATAATTCCATCCATTGTGGGAATCGTTTCCGGTCCGATCAAGTCGTCATACATTTCTTGGTCTAATGGTATTGCTCCACCTGATTTAAGCCATTCTTTCATCTTTCCCCACATATAAGCCCTAAGATTTTTATATCCAGGCTCTGGGCTTGAAGATGAATAACAAACTAACATCCAATCCCTGCCCATTGTTCTGCCGGCGCTTACGATACCAGTCCCATATCCTTGGTCAATTACAACTCCATCGGCTTGTTCCAAGTCTTCTAACTGCGCGACAATGTTCGCAATCTCAATATCATTGTCGTTTTTAGGTATCTTACGAAGGATTCTAAATGCTAACCCTTGCCTGATACCAATGATTAAAGGATCATCACCCTCCCAGGCCGGTTCAACGGACAAAATTTTAGGAGCAAAATTAAATTGCTCCTCACGCAAGTGCTTTCCAAACGCCATGTCAACATCTTCGACGGATATAAATTGCTTGGCGGACATTGACGGAAACATACCACGGACACGTACTTTTACAAAGTCGGAATCAATGCCGTAAGTGTCAATCCATTCTTGTAATATTTTTTTGTTTGACATCTTGGCGTTTCTGCTGTCAATTTGCCAGCATTTCCAAAGGTGTTTAAATCTCTTCCAACACTCTCTAAAACGCCCTGTATTACGCGTCGGATTGCCGAATACACACCATATGATTTGTGTATTAGAGTCAGTTAATGCTCCTTCGGTAACTTCCCAAATCGCATCTTCGATTGCCGATCCTTCATCCATGATTATTAAAATTCGCTTGCCTTGATTATGTAAGCCAGCAAACGCTTCAGTGTTGTGTATAGACCACGGGACCGCATCAGCGCGCCAATTCTTTTCATGTTCTTTGTCGTTTGAATAAAGAGCTGTCGCTGTACAGGTAAATAAATCTTTAGTCAAAGAAAGCCTGTGCCACTTTTGCAGCTCCGGCCATGTCTTATTCATTAATTGTTTTTCTGTGTTTGCGGTAACCACCGCACGCGCGTCTTCAAATGTATCAAGCGCCCATTTTGTCAACCACGAAACCAGGGTTGATTTACCTACTCCGTGTCCGGATGCAACTGCTTCTCTTATTACATCCTCAAAATTATTTAATTGTCCTTTTTTGAGCTTATCGCCGATATCAATTAATAGTTTTCTTTGCCATACATCAGGTCCGTCTTGACCTTCTAATTCACCTTCTCCCCATTCCCAGTTGTAATAAACATATGATAACGGGTCTAGTTCGAATTGCGCTAAATCGTCAAATATATCATTCTTTTGTGGCATTTTTAGCACGCTCCCGAGCCGCTTTTAATTTTAAAGCGTAGTCGGTTGTATCTTTGACTTCCAATTTATCAGTAAACATTCCCAAATGCTTCCCAATAAGCTCTAAAGCTCTGTTTGCCCCCTTGCTGTCAAAGATGTATTCGCCAGTTCCGAGCATCTCTTTGCTTTGATAATCAAACTTTTTCACCTCTTCTTCTTGCATAGATTTCGAAACAATTTCTTTCAAGTGTTCCAGAACCCATTCTTGAGTTAATTCAAGTTTTTTAATAACTTTGGATTGAAGTTCGTTTACGCGCGCGGAGATATTGCTTTTCGCTAACAATCTACATCCCTGTTCATTGGCTGTATTTTTACTATATCCAGCTCTAACAGCCGCTTGTGTAGCATTCAAATCAATAATATATTCCTGGCAGAATTTTTCGTGTTTTTTATTTTCTAGTTCTGCCATTTTAATCACTCCAAACTTTTAACTATTTTATTCAAAATTTCAATTGTTTCATTTCTTTTTGCTCTTAATTCTTCTTTGGAAATATTATCGTTTAAAGAATCAACAGCAATTAAACTTACAATAACAATATAATCATAAATAGATTCAATATCTTTTTCTTTTAAACATCTTATTAATTTAGCTTCTGTTGTTTCGGGAATTGGATTACAAAACGCTTCTTGCATAGTTTTCATCTCATTCACCCCTAATAATTATTTAAACCATTCATCAATTAAATTATTAATAAATCTATTAAAAGAATAATAAATAACTATAAATAATATTATTAATAATAGATTTAATATTTCTATTTTGTTCACCCCTTGCTTTTTTTCTTTTCTGGCAAATTCTTCCCTTTACTCTTTTTATCAAACTCTTTAACTGCCTCTTTGCCAAGTGCTTTAGTGCCAGCTTTAGTATGCGCCCATCTACGTTGTGCATCGGATTTATAAGGCATTTTAATCCCTCCTAAACAAATTTAAAAGCACCGGTTTCCCGATGCTTTAGTGTGTGCCGCTCGCTATATAGATTGCGGCTTCAAAAAATGCTGATTTGTAAAACAATATGTGATAATCTAACTCCCATTTATTATTATAAACCATCATTTTAGTAAAAGTCACTTTAAATAATCTGCAAAAAATCTGCAATATTTTTAAATTGGGTATTGACATTATACCCACACGGGTTTATAATTATATCATCAAGAGAAGATAAACGAAAGGGGATTGAAAAACAATGTTGTTTAAAGCAGTAGTTAAAGACAAGCGTTCTAAGCAAACGATGATAATCGAAATAAATCAAGATACCAAAAAAAGAGCGGTTACCGATATCAGAGCAAATGGTTATACGGTAGACAGAGACAAAGTTAAACCGGCTGAAGTTTTTGATTATATAATGATGAACACCAACGCAGAACCATGGGACTGGAAGAAATAAACAATCGCAAAGTGACGGTTTTCGGGCCGGTAATGCGGCAAGCCGGTCACAAGCCCGGTAAAAAAACGAAAGGGGACGGGGAAATGAAGGGATTTAAAAAATCCTACAACGTATGGACCGTGACAGAACAATGCGGCAAATCATTTCCAAGTTTTACCGTAGAACAAAGAACGGAAAATAAAAAACCTGTGTTTTATTGTCATTATTGGGAAATTTTTAGATCAAACATTAAAATGTATGACGGGCAGCATGAGGAGCATCTAAAAAAAATTTATGATAAGCAAGCGGCTTTAGATTTGGTACTTACAAAATATAATTTATATAAAGCTAACCATTCGGCGTAAGAATCGTGCGGGGGCTTCGGCCCCGCCCTAAGAAGGGGACTGAAAAGGAGATAATGCAATGGACAAGCGTATTCCATATTCGATTTATAAACGTTTTTTTCCTCGGCACAAAACTGAGGGATATGATGCAAAGAAAAAATCAATCCTTGTAATCGGCGTACCGGACGAGCAAGATTCATTTGACAATATTGGTGATGTAGAGCGCGAGTCGCGTTATCATTATTTCGTAACTTGTGGCACCAACGAGAGTTGGCGCATGGACAATTGGCGTCACGTGGTGCTGCGCATTACCCGCATGGATTATGGCAATGCGCACTATTGGCGCACTAGTGGTGGGGATTATTGGATGCTTGCGGACGCAATCGATTGGGCGCGCCGCGAAGCCAGGGAAATGTTGGAATCGAGAAAAGAAGCGCGGGGTTGCGTGTAGTTTATCCCTAAGAAGGGGACTGGAAAACGAAAGGAGTATATCGAACAAATGAAAACGATTATAATTAGCAAGGGCAAAACGAATGACGCAGAAAGCATTTATTATCTTAGCCTTAATCCCAAATATTACTATCTTTTAAACGAAGTCTTAATGGAAGAACCGATTTCTCCAGACGTTAAAATTATTTTAAAGTCAGATAGCGGATGGTATCCGGGAACCATTAATGAAATGAACGCAAATGATTATAATTTTGTTATTGATTCTCTTTTGGATCAAAAGGTTATTAACAAATGTAAAAGTCTTGATGGTTGCCCTGGTTACTGTCGCGGAGAAAATTATTAAGGAGGAACCAATGAGCAACGCAAACCACGAAGGTCAAACCAAAGTTATGGTTTGGGTCGATGACAACTTAGTCAAAGACCTTGACAAAATGTTATCCGAGTACGGCTACAACAGCCGCTCCGAATATCTAAGGTCACAAATAATCGTAGATGTTCAAGATTACAAAAAATCTAAAAAATAGCCGGTTGACCCGGCGAAGGAGGAAAAATGAAATATATTATCAACGCTTTAAAAGCCCATTTTTCGAAACCGGTCGCTATTGATACTCGCGACAATCTGATTAGTTATTTTTGGCTAGTGCAATTTGATAACGGAGTTGTAATCCCATATCCGATTGCTAACCAAGAGGGACCGGATGCATCTCCGTATGAGTTCGGAGGTATCCAACGGAGTTGGGTTGATCGATTAGTTATTAATATTCAATCAGCTTTATTACGCAAGCATTTTGAGAGCGTACAACATTTATTTGATTAAGCCGGTCAAACCGGCAAGGAGGATTAAAAAATGAAGGTGCAGACATATAGTTGTGTAATGGAAAATGTTAGTCCAAATAAATCTTGTCATACAAATCATCACAATGTGGAGTTAAGTCAAAAAGAGTTTGAACGTTGTAAGGGTCTTTGTCAACACGAACATTGTAAGGCACAATACGGAAAAAAGGCAAAGCTAATCCCTGTCGAAGGGACGGAACGCGAACTACCAAATAATATCCCTGAGGTCGGTCAAGTTTGGCGAAATTATGAAAGACCTGACGTATATATAATTATCCACGCCGTGTCCAAGGATCACTCTTCGGTTTTTGTGACGGGCAACAACGAATGCTATGCCTCATCGGGCATTGCCACTATTAACAATCTGCATCGGAGATATGTTTTAGATCCAAACTGGTAATAATTATTAAAATCGATTCCCCCCGGCCTAAACCGGGGGTTTTTTTATAACGTCAATAACTTCCTAGTTTTTTTTATCACCCGTCTTTTTAAGTAATAAACCTTTTCTACGCTGCATCTCATACACCCTGACACAATTTTAACATCTAAATCTTCGTTGTATCGCAGGTTTATATATTCTCTTTCGTCCTGGTTCATAAATCGCAAGCAAGCTTCGACTATTTTAATATCGATATTAGCTTGCGCTCGCCTTATTGCCATTAGTTCCATCTTGCTATATTCGGTTCCTCCCGAAGCTTTATCCATTCTTAATTGGCTTGTTATGGATGGTTCTAACAGCATTAACACGCTTTGATTATAATGATATCGCCGGTATAAATCCTCTATTTCGCTATCTGTCCATATCATTTTTAACCTCCATAAGCTTATTATACCTCTTCAAAATACACTCAAAACAATCTTTGTTGCATTCATTAAACTGACAATTTTCGGCAGCGAAGAGACGCTTGCAAATTTCGAGCTTTTCGGTATCGGTCATGTCAATCACTCTTTGTCAACTTCTAAAATTGTTCCGGGCTGATAATCTTTGACGAAATAATTCATTATCGCTTCCTTTTCTTTTTTTAATTTTTTCAATTCGTTTTCCAACACTTTCCAAGCATGATGACTAAAATCTTCGTCGTTAGGTCTGATGTTTATTTGTTCTTCGACCCAGTTAATCGATTTTATATTTTGATCAATTGATTTAATTTTTTCCAAAGCATCTGCAACAATCATCCGTTACCGCCTCCAACCTTTTCAAAATAAAACTTCCCATTATTTTTAATTCCCCAAACATATCACAAATCCAAATTACAACATCCGCAAGTTCAAAGGGAATTCCGCAGGGTTTGGCAAAATTACAGTATTGACATTCCAAATCAATACAATATCTTTTTTCTTCCGGTTTATCACATTCATAATAAATCTCATTCAATCCCCGGTTATTCCGCCATTCTTCCCACGCCTCCGATAACTCCGCATGGATATTCGCTATATAATCCGGAAACGATACAGGTTTATCATGCCATCCCTTTTCTTTGGCGATTTCGCAAGCCTCTTTGATTAAGTTATTTAGGTTCATTTTTTTACCACTTCCTCAAATTCAATTTTTATTTTAAGCTTTTTGCCTTCGGTTCCAAAAATATCTGTAAGGCAAACACGATGTAATTCTTCACCAAATTTAAAACATGGTTCTCGATTAGTTATAAATTTAAATGTTTCTTCGTCTACATCAAAACCATCTTCTCTATAATCGTTTGAAACAATTCCCTCAAACTCTATGTATTTCATTTTCATCACCTCATATAACAATAAATTCATATTCCGGATATCGTTTTTCAAACATCTTGCGCTTGTCAATTGCCGTCCGGGTCCAGCGCCCTTTAACTTCGTGAATTTCTCTTGAAACACATGGATTTTTATATGGTGACATCCAATGTTTTAATACCAAAAAGTCTGCCTTATAATAAATCGGCTTTACCCATTCAGCATCTTTGTAATATCCTTCGTGTACCAAAAATGGTACTTGCATAAAAAAATCAATTATATCCCCTCGCTGTTTTAAAAACTTTAGTTCGCAATAATGATCCGCTTCCTTTTGGCTATCGAACAATATCCCGTCGATTACCGTCTTGATATTCCGCATCTTTGACGGTTTTTTTGATATCATTTCTCGATATTGAGTTGCGCTTATTCGGTTCTCCATCTCTCCACTTCCTTTCCATTTTATTTTCCGTGTCTATCTTTGCAAATCTGTTATATGCTGCGTTTTTACGCTTTTTTGTTGGCGATTTAATCGTTGTAGTTCTCATTTCAATTTTCCTTCCCTGGCTTCCTGAATTAATCTCGGGTTATCTTTTATAAATTTTGTAATCATGCAGTGAATCGCCCTCGCCCTTGTCCACCATTCCACCATTACAATCCACGCGTAACATCCCACCGCCGCCACCAAAGCAAATATTGTAATTCCTAACGCTAAAACAGTGAGATACCCACACCAAATCAAACCGTTATAAAGCCATGTTGGAATAAATATTGTCATTCCCCCACCTCCATTCTTTCCAGATATCGTTTCACCGCTTTTTTATGTACCTCTTGATCAATTTCTACCGCATCACACCATTCACATCTATAAATCCCTTCGCCCAATTCTGGTGGGCAACAGATAATTGATTTAAAACTATGTTTCTTGCCGTTCTGACATGGAGCGATATATGCCGTGTGATAATAAACTATATCGGTAGTATATACAAAAATATTCTTACAATGTTCGCATTCTTGAGTATAACTTGTTCCCTCTTCACGTCCATAATCGCCGTCATATTCAATGTCAACTTTGTTTTTGCAATATGGGCAATTTACAGCACTCATTCCCCCACCTCCAACTCTGGATTATCCCACTTGTTTCCGATGATTTCGATTTTGTGATATTGACTCCAATCCGATATAGTAAAACACGATCCTATATAATCAAAATAAAAAGCATTTCCAATTTGTTTGATTATAGCTTTATGTTTTACTTCACGACCATAAAAGTCAGCATACACAAAGCAGACATCCCCCACAAAATACCACTTACCATCAATTTCAACACCGGGCGATACAGTTTCAGGGATGACTTCGACTAACTCAGTCTCAAAAGCGGGGATAAATCTATCAAAAGAACTTGGAACTTGTCTTGTTATTTGTATCCCCGGCCTTACAGCGCCGTCTAAATAATTAACAAACTCTGCGTAATTGCCAATCACCCATTCGCCTGACTCTGTTTTACCTCTAAATTTAAACATTTCGTTAACCTCCAAATTTTGGTATTAAGTTTTGTCATAACATGCCGATAATTTGTTTGGTTTATGCTTTTTTAAAATCTGCAATCCGTCTGCCCGATTGCAATGTATCCAGAAACGATTCTTTGGTGTCAAATCTGCTTTGAAATACCTTCTGCTTATGAATTTACCTTTAGAATTTTATCGCCTAATTTTGGGGTTTAAATCGTTTTTAAACAAACTTGGCATATTAATTAAAAATTTCTGCCGTTTCTGGTTCCGGTACTGATTCTTTGTCGTCGTCAACCTTGCAAGCTTTAGTTTCGCTTATCAAAACTTCTTTTTGCCATTCTTCGATAGTCAAAACGCGACACGGCTTATTATTGCATTCTTGGCATTCAAAACATTTTAGTTTGGCGTTTCTTTTGCGGCATTTACGGCATTGGCAGTTTTCTAAATCGCAGTCAACTATTTTGATTTTTTGTTTGCGCATTTTCATTCACTCCTTCGGGATATGTATTATTTCAATTCCCGGTTCAATTCTCGGCCCGTATATTACTATCATGTTATCGTTTCGCGGTTGTTTGGCCGGAAGTCCGGTTTCTGGGTTTATAAAACAAATTCTTTCGTCTGGTAACTCAACACGGGCTTTTCCTTTTACAAATTCATTAAACCATTTTGAAGTAAACCCTAGAGGAAGAATAAATAAAGATGTTTGCCATAAATCAATTCCTTCAAATCCTCTATAAACCCAATCACCTAAATAATTACCATTTTTTTTCGAATATGGCGGATTACAAAAATTAGATGAACACCATGGCGTAATTAATCCGTTTTCTTCTTTGATAAAATAATATTCGCATTTATGATCCTCGTCGCTCGCCGCCACATCACACACAAAATGATATTGCTTATTGTAGTAATCAAACACATAATCCGGAGTCCTATAATTATCTCGACCCATCTTTCAAACCTCCTACGCTTTCTATAAGTTTGTTCGCTCCCATTAACATCAAGATACTTTGGTTTAACGCGCGCTCTTTGTGCGCCATCTTGTTATTATCATAGTGTTTTTTAAATTGTGCCATCGTTATTCCGATGTTCTCTGAATCAAATAATTCTCTCAGCCCTATTTCATTGACGGTCTTTTTGATAACTTCGTTGCTCCATTCTGGCTTCCATCCGTTATATTGATGTTCGATTGAGCAATGGCCACTAGTAATAACCTTTCTGACTTCTTCCCACGCTTCTTCCGCCGTTGGCGGACCCGGGATCAAACTATACGCCGCTTCTTTGATTTCGGCTGGCGCCGGAAAAAACTTATTTGTGGATAAAACCTTAATCAAAGCCGCTTCTGCTAATTTATATGGAATATCGTTTAGAACCATACGCCAAACAGTTATTAAATCGTCTTGCTGTTCGCCGGTTAATTCTTTTTTGAGTGGGAAGGCGGCGGTTGTCATACAAATTAATCGCGCTATTTCCTGTTCAGTCAACTTTTTCACCCCTCGCAATTCGTTTTAATCGGCTCATCCCGGTTTCTTGCGGCTTGGGTTTGGTTTCTTCCCACGTCCTAACCGCCGCTTTCCAGTCCTTCATTTTGTTTTTACCGACCATCCAACCTTTAGCCAAATAAAAATCATGCCACTTTTGAGGATTTACATTGTTTTTTCTCTCATTGCAATAATCAGATACTTCTTGGAGAGATGGTGGGGCGAAAGCCCTATTACTTACAGATCTACTTTCATTCTTATCATTCTTATCATTCTTTACATTCTTGTTAGTGTCCGTCTGTTGTACTATCTGTTGTCCGTCTGTTGTACTATCTGTTGTATCGTTGCATTGGTAAAATTCATAATTAAGTATTGATATTATTGAGGTTTTACGGTTTTTATGTTGTACTACCATTTTCTCGTTTTCGAGTTCGCGAATGAAGCGTCTAACTTTTCCTCTTGACCATTTCCAACGATCTGCTAATTTCAATTCCGACCATCCAACTTGACCGCGCAAAACCGGTATTTTTATTCCTCTCACCCTTACAATTCCGTCCTTGTGATTAGCCAAAAGAAGTAAATCGATCCATGCCTGACCCCTCGAAAAAGATTCCTCTGTCCAAATATTGTTAAGCGTCAATTGACGATAAATTTTAATCCAACCGCCTTCTGGTTTCATCCACTTTTGACGCCCCCCTTCTCACTATGATTGCAAACCGGACAAACCAATCTATTGTTATCACTTCTTACAATCCTAGTTTATCTATTGTGGCTCGTATAACAACACACTCAGAAGAACTACATCCCATATCATCACAATTATGTTCCCCTTCTTCTTCGGGAATTCCAGTTATGACAATTTTCGTATTATCTTCGCTGATGTAAACAGCAACATTTTTAATTTCTTGATATTTCATCCCATCACTTCCTTTTTCAAAGCGTTACGAACTTCAAAGTCATGCAGAATTATCGATTTCATCTTGTTAACCCTCTCTTTGCTATCCCTAAAAACCAGTCCATTTCCGCTTGTATATCATCTTCGTATGGATGTTCCATTCGTTCAAAAAATCTTGCTCTAGTCGTCAAATATAACGCCCTCTTATGTGTTTCCAATTCATACTTTAACCTGGTGTTTCCAACAACCAAAGCCACGCTACAATTAATAGAACCATTCGAAATTCTTTCTAATTCGGATAGTCGCCGTTTCAATTCATCGTTTTCAGCTTCGAGCGTTAGGTAATCGGGTCGCCACTTTTCACAGTCTTTGTGCAATATGCAACGCGGGTTGCCAAAATCCAGACAATTCTCACAACTCTTCATTTTGTGTCTCTGCCATTTCAATATATTTTCCTTTTATTTCTCGA